GAGGGCCAGGGTTTCCCCCAGCCCTCCCACTTACCCGGAGGTAGGACTTATCAGGTCGAGCCCGACGAGCCGTACCAGCCGCGCCAGTCCGACCAGCCGAAAGCGTAACGCTCGCGGGCCTTGAACCGGAGGTTGCCCGTGTCAAAGTCCGGCTCCATCTTCGTCTGGAGCGGGACGCGAACGAACATCTTCGTGCCGTTGGGGGCGTCCGTCTTGATGAACCAGGCGTTCGTGTCGGTGAAGCGCTGGTTGACATGGTAGCCACCCGGGAGCATGCCCATGCCCTTGATGGCGTTGACGTCATTGTCCGTCGTGCCAACGCGGCCCGGGGACTTGAGCAGACGCTCCGCAACGAACTGGAGCTGCGGCGGGATGTGCAGGCTGACACCCTTGGAGCCGATGAGAATGTTGCGATCATCCTTGTAGAGGCTGATGGCAATCAGGGCATTCTCAAGGGCCGTCTCGGAGAGGTCAACCGCAGCCGTGTTGCTGAAGTTGCCCGCACCGATGGTCGGGTGCGACGCCGAGAACAGCGGCACGTTGTCGCCACCCGGGAAGGCGGTGTTGAAGCCGTTGTTGTAGACGTTCGCCGCCTTCACCTGCTTCGTGTTGGCCATCGCACGGGCGAGGGCCTTGGCACGCACGCGAGCGAAGGTATCATAGAGGTTGTCCTCCATGGCCTCCTCGGTGATGCTGAAGGCCAGCGCGATGGTCTCCATCGTGTAGCGCGAGGTCCAGGCCTCCTGCGCGTTGTCGTACTCGACGGCGGCACCCTCATCCTTCGTCGGCGCAGTGCCGAAGCCGGTGAAGAGAACCTCCTCCTCGAACGCCCTCTCGGAGTTCTCGATCTCGAACAGCGGAAGATGCTCGTCGTCCACCATTCCATACTCCACCCCGAACACGGCATTGAGGCCGGGGAGAAGCTGCTTGGCAATATTTGCCCTAGTGATTGCTGCCATGTGTCCTTACTCCTTAGAAGGCCGAAGCCTGACTGTCTCGGGTCTGCACGAGGCGGACCTCGACGATGGGGAAAGCGTCCCCAAAGGCATTATCCGGCGTGTCGTAGATGCCGATGAGGCGAACCATCTTCGTCGCCGTCGTGCGCGTGGAGGCCTTGAGGACCGCCTGCGACTGGCCGAACGTCGTGTTGACCGAAGCCACCGCCGACAGCTCGAAGTTGAGACCCGCGTCGCCAGCCGAAACCGTAGCGTCGGCCTGCACGATGAAGGTAGCGCGGTCATCATCCACGACGTAGGCGTAGATCTTCGAGTCCGCCGAAGACGTGCCTGCCGGAAGGTACGGCGACCACGTCGGGCGCTTCGTCACGGGATCGACCCACTTGAAGCCCTTGGCGACGCCGAGGACATAGTCCGTGGCAGCCGTGGCCGGGACGATCTGGCCGCCCGGAATCTGCTTGACGGGGTCGCCGTTGCCGATGTCCGACGGGCCCGCAGAGGCGCCGACGAGGTAGGTGTTGAGTGCGCCCGAGTTCGGGGAACCGCCCCGGATGCGCACAGGCTGGAGGCCGAAGGGCCGCTTGGTAGAAGCCATGCTCTGTACTCCTTACGCAGCGGCCCTTTGGTTCAGTCGAGAGTAGGGGTGCGGCCGCCAGAATACACCTTGCTACTTGATCCACGATTGGACACAGGCATTGCCCTGTTGAGGTTGCGATTCTCGGCAAGCTGCCGATTGATGGCATCCGTCAGGGACTGTGTCCGCTCCCCGATCTGGCGAGTACGGGACTCGCTGATATCGAGGGGTAGCTTGGCGAGGGCTAGGTCGCCGATGACGATGATGTTGCCGTGGGAGCCGTAGTCCATGGTGGGAGCACCCACCCACTCCGGGGCATCATCCTTGCGGACGAACTCGTAGCCCTCGCGGAGGCGCGTCATGACGTTGACAGGATCCGACTTGCCCTCTAGGGTGATGCGGATCCAGCGGGTTCCGTAGCCCTCGCTCTTGAGGCGGCGGGTCAGGGACTCCGGCACCTCCAGCTCGTTGGGCTCCTTCCACTCTCGCTTGCGAGACTCCTCGTCCCGGGTACGATGTAGCGTCATGTCACTTCCTCCCACGCTTGATGTCGATGTTGACGTATCCCTCACCCGCATCTTGGATCTTCTCCATGTAGCGGGCCGTATCCTCCATGGAGGCACCGAGACGCTGCGAAGCTTTCACGGTACCCTCATCGAGGCGGATACGTCGTCCGGGGTTGCGCGACTGCCCGGCGACAACCGGCTTACGGGGCTCCGGTTCCCGAAACTTGGAGGCCATTCGGGGCATCTCTGCCACGAGGCGCTTCTCCACTTCCCCGTAGAAATCGGAGGAATTGGGGTCGTACCCCTCATCCACCAGATCATCGGAGATCGACACGGCAAGAGCGGTAGCTGCCCTGTCCGAATCTGGGCCCCTTCCGAACCACGGATTGGCATCGAGCCAATTCTTGGTGGCGGGGGCCAACTGCTGGGCCTGCTGGGTCTGCGGCGGGGGAGGCGGCGGGGCCGCAACTTCGGGGGCCTTATTACCCCTCTCCCAAGCATCCAGCGCCTTCAGCTCGACGGTGGCGTCCATCATGGCCTTCTGCGCTTCGAGGAGGCCATCACGGTCCGCCGCATCATAGGCGGCTTGGAACTGCTTCTCCGCTACCTTGAATCTCTCGGTGACGCTATTGCGGTAGAGAGAGTGGGCGGAGGTCTCCGTTCCCTTGGCCCGGCTCAGGGCATCTTCGGCCTGACGGGCGCGCTCTTCAGCAAGCCTTTCGGCCTTGAGGGCCCGCTCCTCCATCTCCTTGGACTTGGCGAGAAGCTGCTTGATGCGCTTCTGGGCTCGGTTGCCAAATTCCTCTTCGGAGGGCTGCGGCTTGCTGTCCTCGGGCTTTTCGACGGGGGTCACGTCGGCCTTCGGAGATTCGGGGGCGGGGCTATTAACCTCGACCTCGACCCAATCCTTGTTCTCTTCGGTCACAGTTGCGATCCTGCGTTACGCATTTCCAAGATACTGGAAACTTGTAGGGTTGTCAATACCCTACTCGTTGATGCGGGCGGGATCTTGGATAACCGCCAGCACTTCATCATCGTTGAGGAGGAGGAATCGGACGCCACCGTAGGAAAACTTGGCGCCAGAATAGCGGGGATAGAGGATGTAGTCGCCCACCTTGCACCACGGGGTCTCCCCCATGTCCGGGCGGGTGTAGGCCATCGGGCCCACCGACTTCACCTGACCCACGCTGCGAATGAGATCCATCGTCTCGATGGTCGCATCCGGGATGATAATGCCGCCCTTTGTCTTGGGGGCGTTGGGGATGGGGCGTACAAGGATCCTCCAGCCCCTCACCGTAGGGAGGTCGGCGGGATCCGGGATAGTAGGGTCGGTCCACCAAGTGGTGTTACCCGCGCTCTTCGGCGTCGGCATCTGCATCAACAATCTCCTCTAGGAGTGCCAATGCCGCCAACATACCAGCGCCGTATCCCACATGCCACTGATATTTATCGTAGTTGTCGGCGGCGCCGTCGAGCAAGTCCAGCCCGATCTCGCGCCGCCGATTCTCGATTAGCTTGCGGAAGTGCTTCAGCACTTGCCACCCTTGGCCATCTTCGTCTTGCCGCCGTGCATCATCTTCGTCATGCCACCCTTCTTGTAGGTGCCCATGTCGTCCCCACGGAGGGTCGCACGCTTGGCGCGGGCCGAGAACTTCTCGCTGGGCAGCTTGCTGGGGTCGCCCATCTTGCTACCCTTCATCATCTTCTTCATGGTGCTCTCCTAGAATTTGAGTTTGTACCGGAGGAATGCCGAGAGTGCTTCGGGATCCCTCATTGCCAGCAACTCCAGAATCCCCAAATCGAGGGGCGTGGAGTACCCGACACTCTGCTGATGCTTGGAACCCTCGAAGTTGAGCCTGCGCTGCTGCTCCGGTTCCCTGACTTCGGGGTCGAGGTTGATGCTGCCAGACACCACACCCGTAGGCTTGCCTCGGTTGGGAGTGACCCGAGAGTAGCTGAGGGGCCCCAAGCTGACGCCCTTGGTGGTGTAACGTCCTTCGGGGGTACGCATATCGGAGAGGACGACTCCCAGCGGATTGACGCCCGCAGCGAAGAGGCTACCCGTGCTAGGACCGTAGGAAGACTCCCGACGCTGGACCCCGGGGGACACGTAGTAGTCCTCGTTGCCAAGCTCATAGCTCGCCCGAAACATCTGGGAATCTTCGGGGGCAAACTCTGGGTCGCGGCTTTCGATGCGGTACCCTCCGATGGAGATGGGCGCATTGGGCACATTAACGTCATAGGAGGACGCCGTGCGGCCT